ATATAGTCTATTCTCATATGAAAGTATGAGAGTGCTAATGGAAACGATTAGTACGTAATATTAAAGTTAAAAATGTCATTCGGCTTGGACATGGATACAGTAATCTTGAAAGCCACTTCTGGTGAAATTGGTTATGAAATTGACAACGAGATAATGCAGGACTTGTTGAAAATTGCTGGTAGCCAATCTACTTGGAATAAACTTCCTGAGTATAAAGGTCAAGACGTTAAAACACATGAAGCTACATTGTTTAATGCTATCAATGATGCGTCCAATACAATTCTTGGTAACACTAAACGCTATGAAGCTACATTTATTATCTGTGGTAAAAATGCCGCTACATACATTGAATCCTTGAATACTAATATTGGTCAAGTACGTGAAATCTTCAAACGTGTATCTACAAATGGTATCGTTGGTGGCCCACACTTGGTAGGTATCTTGGATGAAAAATACAAAGTATATAAAAACCCATACTACCCTGATAATGAAATCTTGGTAGGTGCTAAAGGTGAAATGTTCATCGAAGCTGGCTATATTTATGCTCCATACTTGCCTTTATTCGCAAGTCAATTATTGGTTGATGCTGACTTCAAAGCACAACGTGGGTTCTGTACAATTTACGCCAAAAAGGCTGTAAATAAATATATGTATCATCGTTTGACTTTGGTAGATAATAAACAAGTAGCCGCTAACTAGTCGATAGTTTAAGCTATAAGTCATCAGTAAACATGACTGTATATAAATACAAAACTAAATAATATATCCATTCAAAGAGGTGTAGTTAATTCTGCACCTCTTTTTCTTTTATTTGATTTTTGATAGGCGAATAGTGTATACTATAATTAATAAAGATGATTTTTTATTTTGTATGGAGATGTTGATTATGGGCGATAAAAAACACTTATGGGGTGGTAAAGGCAAAAGAACCTATAATAATGGTGTTATAGCTAAACGATATTTTGAAGGTGAGCAACCTGAGGGGTTTGTGTTAGGGATGTTACCACGTACCAATGAGCAAAAGGCTGAGAGTAATGCTAAAAGAATTAAGACTACATTAGAGAAGTATGGTGTTTCTAATGTAGCACAGTCTAAAGATGTGTATGATAAGGTATTAGAGACAAATCTTAAAAAGTATGGGGTTAAGCATCCACAAACTCTTGAATCTCAAAAAGAAAAAGTAAAGAAAACAAATCTAGAGAGATATGGTACTACCAATGGTAAGGTACTAAAACCAAAAGTAGATAAGCCTAAAAAAGAGAAAAAGGTAAAATTACCTAAAGTTAAAGATGCTCGTAAAGGTCATTACTATAATAATGGGGTTATCACTAGAAAAATTAAAGATGGTGATGCTATACCTTATGGGTTTGTAAAAGGGATGTTGTTAAGTGATGAACTTAAACAAAAAAGGTCATCTAAGGCTAAGAAAACATTCCTCAAAAAATATGGTGTAGATAACCCTGCTAAGTCTAAAGAGGTACTTGCTAAGATGCAGAAAACCAACTTAGAAAAGTATGGGGTAGAGTATTCAGCACAAGCAGATGTTGTTAAAGAAAAAGTTAAGAAAACAAACTTAGAGAGATATGGTGTAGAGTATTCTTTTCAAGCTGATTTAGTTAAGGATAAAATCAAGGCTACAAATTTAGATAGATATGGTGTAGATAATCCATCTAAATCTGATGTTATTAAGAGTAAGATTGTTAAATCTAATCGTAAAAATTTAGGTGTAGATTACCCAATGCAGTCTAAAGAGGTAATGGATAAGTCTAGGGTTACTTCTTTAGAAAAGTATGGTACTGAATATCCTAATCAGTCTGATATTGTTAAATCTAAGATTGATGCTAGTACTTTAGAGCATTATGGTGTTAATCGTGTATGTAAGTTAGATGAATTTAAGCAAAAAGTTGTAGATACTAATAGAGAACGATATGGTGTTGATTATACCTGTTTAATCTATAGTGGAAAGTTAAAGGGTAATGATAGTAGTTACAATCGTTCTTTTGCTGAGTTGTTAGATGATAACAATATTAAATATGAACGTGAGTTTTTATTACAAAAGTACTCATATGATTTTAAGGTTGGAGATACACTTATAGAGATAAACCCTACTGCTACACATAACACTAGATTTAGTCCTTATGGTAAAAATAGGATAGATACTAATTATCACAGAGATAAATCTGAGTTAGCTAGAGATAGTGGTTATAATGTAATACATGTGTTTGATTGGGATGATACTGATAAGGTTCTCAATCTATTAAAACATAGGGATACAGTATATGCTAGAAATTGTGATGTTAGGGTAGTTAACGATATAGATACTAATAAATATTTAGATATGTATCATTTACAAGGGACTTGTAGGGGGCAGAAAATTCGCTTAGGTTTATATCATAATAATCAATTAGTGTCATTAATGACATTTGGTAAATCACGTTTCAATAAAAACTGTGAGTACGAATTGTTACGATACTGTTCACATTACAATGTAGTAGGTGGTGCTGAGAAGTTATTTAAATATTTTGTAGATAACTATAAACCTAATAGTATTGTTTCATATTGTGATACATCTAAATTTAGTGGTAAAGTGTATGATATGTTAGGGTTTACATTAGATACTATAAATAGTCCATCTTGTCATTGGTATAGTGTTAAAGAAAATAGACATATTACTGATAACTTGTTGCGTATGCAAGGGTATGATAGACTATTTAAAGAAAGTCATGGTAAAGGTACTTCTAATGATGAATTAATTCTTAATAGAGGGTATTTACCTGTATATGATTGTGGTCAGGCTACATATGTGTGGTATAATCATAAAAACATAGAATAAATTTAATGTTACCTATATATAGTAGTGGATATATTAAATTTAGAGTTTGTAAAATAACAGAGTGGGTATATTAATTTAGTTTTTGTAGATTGGTATATGTTTACTGAGGATGTATGGGAATTCTATATGTGTATTCCTATATATCCTTTATTTTACTATAAAGATGGAGAATAGGAGATATAATGAGTTTAGAGTTAAAAAATACAACTAAAAACACAATCCGTATTCCTGATTATAATTACAATGGTACTTTAGTTTTTGCTCCTGAAGAGGCAAAACCTTTAGATAGCATTGATAAAATTGGTTTCTTTAGACCATATGCTAGGGCTGGTATTATCGTTCAAAATTCTGAGGAACTTGGTTTATCTCAACGAACTTTGGACGATATCAATAAAGCTAAAGAGGAATTAAAAGGTCATGTTTCTAAAGTAGCTGATAGTGTTGTAGATGGTGTTAAAAATATCTCTACTAAAACACAAGATGCTGTTAAATCAGTGTCTGATAATGCAGGTAAGATTGCTAGTGACATTGTAGAAGATACTGTGAATGATGTTACTGAGAAAGTAGAAAAGGTAAAAAAACTCACAGCTGATTTTCTTGATACATTAACACTTAAAGAGTTAAAAGCTACAGCAAAAGAAATTGGTGTAGATGCTGATAGTGTTAATAAAAAAGCAGATGTTAAAGAAATGATTCTATCTGCTCAAAACAAAAAATAACATTTTGAAAGGTGAGTAGTCATGAGTAGGATTGATGATAATTTACTTGTAGATAGTAGTTCATTTAGCAATGACTACATGGAATCACTTTCAAAAGAGAGACGAGATATCATAGAGGATTGCATGGTTGCTTTAGGTTATCCTGTAATCACTCTATATATCACTCAACGTCAAATTGATAGATTAATAGATTTTTCTACTAGGAGATGTGAGAGTAAAGTATCATTACCTTATTTGGCAACATTTAATGTTGCTAATGGTGTAGTTGATGTTACAGGGTATGATATGGAAGCTGTTAGGCAGATATATAATGGTGTTGGTAGTGGTGCTAGTAACAGTAATGCTGAGTTGGTTGCAAATCCTGATAGAGATGGTGGTGGGTGTAACCTAAGTCTTAGTGGATGTGATATTTGTAATCAACTGTGTCAGTATCGTGGTATGCAAGCATTAGGTAATGGTGGAGACCTTAAAGGTATTTACAACTATGTTGCCTTTTCTGGTACTATGTCAGAGATGAATATGTTGATGACAAATGATTGGTACTTAGACCCTACAGATAATAAGTTATATATTGATGGTTTCAGTGGACTTGTAACAGTAGAGTATGTTAAGTCTAGTAATACTTTTGAAGATATAGCTAAGAACTCATTTTGGAGACAGTGGATTCGTGATTATACACTTGCTATGGTAAAAATCACTGAGGGACGTATACGTTCTAAGTATAAGATTAGTAGTGGTGTATTTGAGATTGAATCTGATGAGTTGATAAATGAGGGTAATACAGATAAACAGGAGCTAGAGCAACGATTGGAAGATGGTGGCTTTGGTTATTGGAATATCATGAGAGGTTAATATCTTATATAGATAGAAAGGTTAATATTAATGAGATTTACAAATTCTCCTTATGGGGATGATACTCCTACATTATTAGGTGGTGTTGGTGGTGGACAGCCTGTTAGATGGTTGTACTCCGAGTTTGGGCATTTCCTTAACGTGTGGGGAAAGAATAATAATGTTAATGTTACTTTCAATTTAAAATCTAAAGACGATATCGATAGTAAGTTAGATGCATTACGTAGTTACGTGCGTAATGGTTTATTGGCTAAAGATGACCTAAGTGAGTTGGAAGAGAGGTTACGTACATATAGTAATCTTGTTAGTGGTGGTAATGGTAGTCATACTCATTCTGCGATTGTTTCTGAGGCTCATGCTAAGGGTAAAAAGTATACTGCTTATAAAGATGGTAAGTTAGTAGAGAAAGTTGGTAGGGGTGAACGTAAACACGTTACATCTGCACAGCTTAAAGCTTTGGCTGAAGCACGTAAAAAAGCACATACTGATGAAGCATGTACTAAACGTAGAAAATCTATTCAAGCTAGGCGAGATGCTAAGACTTTAGGTTTATAATAGTATAGCATTATACATAATAGTAGTTAATAAAGTATTTATTTTTAATAAGGGGATTCCTAGATAAATGAGGCAAGTAAGAAAACTTAGCAATTTGATTGCTGACGAATTAGAAATGCAAGGTATTGAGGTTGGTTCTGCATTATTTGAATCTACTGTATCTAGCATTGTTAAAAGCGTAAATGAAGCCTTGAAAGATGCTGACAAAAAAGACGCTGGTAATACAGACGTGTTTGAGGAAGTAGAAGAGGGTTCTTTCTATTTTGCTACTGTTGATACAACTTTGGGTGATTATGAAGTTAATCAAGACGAGATTGTAGAGTTGGTAACAAATGGTGAACCTTGTATTGTAAATATTTACGATGCTGATGGTGAGTTGCGTGAGGAAGAAGTAGAGGTTTCTGCTGAAGACTTCGTAGCATTTGTTGATAGTGCTGATGAAGTTGTTGTTGAAGATGTAGAAGAACTTTTCGATGATGAGGAAGAAGATGTAGAGGAAGGTGCGAAAGTTTCCTTTAAAGGTGGTAAAAAGCGTAAAATCAATGCAAAAAAAGCCAAACTTCTTTTAAAATCTAAAGAAAAAGGTGAAAAGTGGAAAGTTCAAGGCGATAAATTGGTTCGTAGGACTGCCGCTGAGATTAAAGCATCTAAAAAGAATATTAAGAAAGCTAAAAAAGGTAAAGCTAAAGCTAAGAAAAATCGTAAAAAAGCAATGAAAGCCAACGAGTCTGTAGTTGTTGAAGGTTTCGATATTTCTGCTAATGGCACTATCTTCCATGTAGAAGATGGTGATGTTCTTTCTTATGAAGATGGTTTCTTAACTGTAACACGTGATGGTGTAGAAGTATTCTCTAATTTAACTGTTTCTGAATCTTTCATTTCACGTTGTGTAGCTGAGGGTGTTGTTGACGATTGTGAAGATTGTGATGACGAAGAAGAAATTCAAGAAGCTAAAAAACGTAAAACAGTAAAAGAAGACGAAGATTCTGATGAAGATGAAGAAGAAATTCAAGAAGATTCTGACGAAGATGATGATGATGATTCTGACGATGATGACGATGACGAGGAAGAAGATAAAGACGAAGAGGTTTCTGAATCTATGTTAACTTTCAAATCTGGTAAAGGTTATTGCCTAGTATCTGAAGGTCGTGAGTTACAAATGGGTAACAGGGTTCGTGCAAGGGCAATGCTTTTGAATCAAGGTTTTGAAGTTTCTTCTGAAGATTTAGATAAAGCTTCTAGTGGTCAATTAGTTATTCTTTAATAGGTAGGATATAGATTATGGGTAGGTCGTATCTAAGTGATACATTGAAGCTTATCCTATCAGATAAAGTGAATGTACCTGATAATGAGATTGAAAAGTTGTCAGGTACATTTTATAAATTAGGTCTATCTGATAATGATGAGGTATATGGAATACTATTTATGATTTATTCCATAGCTATTACTAAATCACAGTTACCAATGTCTATGGGTAATTTCCGTAACATTTGGAGTAGGTGTGGTGGTATTAGTTTAGATTTTGTATCTACTTTAGCTACATTTGTTAAGTGTGGTATTTTAAAAATTAAAAAGAGGAATAAATCTACTGTATTAGATATGTTGACAGTTGAGGAAGAGGAAGATACTTCTAATGTTGTTATCTTTGTAGAGGCTACAGATTTGTTTAATGAATGTGTGTCCTTATTATCTAATCTTT